AGATTATGTTAAATGAACTTTTTAATAATGAAGATTTTGTAAATTTTGTAAACGATATGATTGACACTTTTGAAGGCTCAGAGGTCATACTTGACGATGAATTAGAAGAAATAGAAGAATCTGAGCAGCAGGAACCCTCTGTAGAGGATTTGTTGGTTGAGGAGGCTCCGAAGCCACCTAAGCCTGTAAAACGCCGCACAATGAATCCTGAAACTAAAAAGCTACCATTTAATCCAGAGAGTAGTCCAAATTCTGCTGAAAGTTGGTCTGATAATCCTGAAGATTACATTTAATTAGAACCCGAAAGAATACTTGGGGCATCCGGACATAATGAATAATAAGAAAATTTAAAAGTACAAGATGCTTTTTGTACTATTGCGTCCGCGCTATCGGTTTGAAAATTGATACCAGTTAATTTTGTTGGTACAATATATTTAAAGGTAACTGTTGTTGTAGAACAATGTGATATTGGATCATATATTGATAAAGTCGCTGTTTTATGCCATTCATCATAATCCAAATTATGACTTGTATCATCGTCAATGTTAGACATATTGCGCATCCAAGAATATAAACTTTTCCAGTTTGTTAAATTTGAATCTATAATAAATTCAGTATTTAATGTTTCATAGTTAAATTGCATAGTTGGTACTGGAACAGTCGTACCAAAAATTGTAGGTTGACTAGTATCAGGAACAGTACAGCCTGGTAAATTAGCTTTTTGACAATTTAATTCAAATTGACGGGTTCCTCTACCAAACACTAATGTAAAGTAACTATTATATAGTGGATTGATATTTGAAATACAGCTCATACAATTATTTATCTAATAACAAAAGCCCTCCTCATTTCTGAGGAGGGCTTCGAATTGTTACTTGAGTTCTGACCTATTACTTAGATCGTGTTACCGTGTAGATGTGTTACACGAGTTAGACGGTAGTATTGGTTAAGCCCTGCAGTCAAATCAGATGCATCTGGTTTAGCTGAACTGTTAAGTACGAAAGGATTAGCAACTACGCCGTAACGGGTCTTGAACGCAATACGTGGTTGGAACGTATTAGGATCAACAGCACGAACCATTTGGAGCGGAACGTATGGGCAGTAGAACAGACCTGCATCATACGGAGACTCTCCCTTATAACCTGTGCAGAAGAAATTAAGTCCCGATGGGCTATATGGATCGATGTAGACGCGGATCTTACCACTCAAGATACCAGCAAAGGTGCTTTGAGTATCATCAACAGAAAGTTGCGGCATGATACCAGGTGAAAGATTCATGAATCCTGACATTGATAGTGCAGCAGCAGTATCACTATCGCAGATGATAAAGTTACCTTTACCACGACGAGTTTCCTTGGCAATTTGATTGCATTCGCGCTCGATTTGGAAACTAAGACCACGGAAGCGTTCTGCCGACCAACGACCGTCAGAATCTTGATCAAGGTCATATGTACCAGGAGCTACAAGATCGCCTTGTTGAGAACCATTCTTAGCAACAAAATAGATGGTCTTGACGAGTTCGCGATTAATTTCAGCAAGAATTTCTGTGCTGAGAAGATTTGCGAGTTCGGCTTCGGCATCTAGACCGTGAACAGCCTTCAAGTCTTGTGCAAGTTCAACAGTATAATTGCTGCTTAGTGCACGAGTCTTAGCTTCTACGGCAACACGATCAATGCTAAAGGCCATTTGATTCCAGTTAGCATACTGACCATTGGTATACTTCAAACCAATACCTGCTCCGGAAGCACCTGCGATGAGCGGGTTGTTACCAATGCCTTCACCGTTCGCAGTAATGATACCACGAAGAGCTTGAAGTCCGGCATTTGTTGGAATGAGACCACCAGTTAAACCGTAACCGGTACCATAATTCCAACCAGCTGAAAGACCCTTAGATGCAGCAAATGCAGCATCGAGTGTCCAACCGGAACCACCGAAGGGTGCTTGTGGCTCTTGGAACATAGCTTCAACATAGTTGGTAGCATATGCACTGTCAGTACCAGCATATTGATAATTTGCACGCATGGCAAAGATCAAACCAGTAGGAGCTGTCATTGGTTGAACGCCGCAGATATCGTAGGCCATTAGATTTGGCATAGAACGACGAATGAGCGAGATGAGTACTGGGTCATAACCAGATACTGATCCGGTATTATAACCAGTAGAGGTCGATGGACCACCAAGGTTACCATTACCACCCATATTTTCTGTTAGGTGTTGTGAACGAAGAGCTTGTTCTTGGTTCTCTAAAAGAACTGCACAAACTTTTCTACGATAATCGTCTTTGATCGGTGGAAGAGCCTCGTGTCTTAGTACGGGATCCCACTTTTCGGTTAAAATGTCATACGGGGTGTTTTCTTGAAAATTCATGGTAAGTTATTAATCTCCTATTGATTAAAATTATTTAGTAAAAGTGAAAATTTAGACTTTCTTATTAAGTCTTCCTAGTGCACCAACATAACTTTCGACAAGCGAAGTTGGAGCACTATTTACGGGTGAAAAAGTCTGTTCTGGCTCAGAATACTGAGTTGGAGCAGGACGATTTCTGGTTAGATAGTTTTCGCGAATAGCAACGAGCTTTTCACGGTATTCTTCTGGAGTATTAAAATTAATACTTTCCATTAGAGTTTGTAGTTTAGCAACCTGTGTGTCCGCAAGATCGCGGCTTTCAGCAACAAAGATACCTGCGCACTCTGTTAAGGAAACTTCCTTCTTGAGATCCATATTAACTTTTATGGATTCATTGAGTCTATTTGCAAGTTCCATGTTGTGTGCATAAAGTTCATCAAGAACGTTATACTTTTCTGCTGGAACATCAATGTAATGATTCTCGAAGAGATTCTTGAGACCGCTGATAAAGTTTTCTGCGATTTGAGTTTTAACACCTTGTTCAACTGCAACAGCGTTTTCAGTCATCCACTCTTCAACAACATAGTCAAGGTAATCATCAACCTTTTCAACAAGTGATTCGGTAACGTTTTCAAGGTATGACTTTACATTGCTGTCAACTTTCTCAACAATAACAGCAACATTCTTCTCAACGCGATCAGCTACAACAGCTTCAAAGATACCTTCTAATTGGTTTACCAATGATGGGGAAACATCTTCACCCAAAAGAGATACTAGAGCATTGCGAAAATCTGCTTTTGCTTCTTCGTTAGTTTCTTCGGTATCATCGGTTTCTTCTTCTTCCATATCTTCTTCCATATCTTCTTCCATATCTTCTTCTTCAGGTTCTTCTTGTGAAGGTGGTTGCATTTGAACTGGTGCGGCCATACCAGCACCAACTGGAACTTGAGCTTGTGCCATTGCAGCACCACCAAAATCAACAGGCTGAGGAATCATGTCACCTCGACCACTCGTATCAAAATTTGGTTGACCATTTGATAATGAATACGATCCTAGACCCATGGCTTCGGCAGTGGCTTCAGAAATGTTCTTCTTTTGTGTCTTTTTCATAATAAAGTAATCCTTGTGAAATATTTAGTAGTTTCTATAATTACGGAATCAATCCTTGTTTTTTTAACTTTGCTTCTTTAGCTGCAAACTGTGCATCTGCAACTTTTTGCTTACGTTCTTTAAACGGATCATATGGAGTTAGTGGATTTTTGCTGGTTTTTGGTACTAGTAATTTTGTCCACGGTGAGCCTGCACCCTGTGCTGCTAGTTCGTTTGCACTGTTACCAATATTACTAATATTAGCATCAAACCAATTTGCTCCACTGATATCACTAACTTGTCTTAAGACTTTGGATGCAGCACCAGGAATACCAGAAAAAAGTTTAGATGCAGCTGATTTAGCAAAAGCACCTACGACAGGTACATTACCCAAACCCGCTGGAACAAATTTTGATAATGTATCACCAACAGCTTGTCCACCAAAGGCATCTATAGCATCTGCTGCAGTATCTGCTATTTTACCAGCACCATACAATCCTATTGCAGCTGGAATATCTGTACCCTTTTGGTCATTAAACAAGATACCACCCATACTCTTATTATCATTTTTATCATCAATACCTTTACGACCACCTGTACCACTACCACCACCAGCTATATCTTTTTCAGTAACTTTTTTTTGTTTCTTTTGTTTTGGTTCTGTAGTAGTACCCGGAGACTGTTGTCCTGGAAGAAACATTGAAGGATCTCTTTGGCGAAGCATCTTTTGATCTAATTCATAGCTCTCGGGTGTAGGTAAGTATAACCCTCTACCTGGACTACCCGCTTCTGCTTCTGATATAACATAATAATTTTTTAAAGTATTATAATATTCATTGGCAGGATTACTTGTGAGGTGTGTTTGAAGTGCCTCAATCAAATAATTTTTTATAGATGGTTGTAAAAATGAATTCATTTAAGTTTATTAAAATATTCTTCAAATACCTTAACAATAGTTTTATTTAAATTACGACTTGATGAATTCTTAATAAGTTTTCTGGCTTCCTCTATTTGACGTTCTTGCCATGAACCCTCAACAAGCATCCATTCGCGCCCTTCCATAATTCCATTTACAAAAGCATTTGGGGCAGATGGATCAGCAACAATATCAACAGCAGCAAGCATAAAATCTTCTTGAACTTCTTGATATCCATTCTTAGCTTTTAATGAACCCATACCACGAGTAGATACACCTAATTGTGCACCTTCATCAATAAGATTCTTTACAATCTTTCCCATTGGGGTATCTAAAACTTTAGCTTTACCGTAAATAGAATTACCATCTTCATGGAGTTCTTTGATGATATGTGATACACGATCAAGATTAACTGTTGGTCCAGTAGGATGGTTTAGTTCTCCTAGAGCACGACCTTTATTTACATATTCATTGATATATCGGTTGGTTTCTTTGGCAAGAGTTCCTTGTGGATAAACTCTACCATTTTTATTTTTAACACCTGATTGCATAAAAGTACCTTCAATGAAGTAATTCTTATCTCCATTGCCAGTATTTTCTTTGATATATTTTATATCTTCAGTTAATTCTGTAATAAGTTTCATTGATTATTGGTCTTTCCCATTATATTTTTAGCAACTAACTTATATTGTTCTTGAAGACGAATTCCAATTTTGCCATAAAGGACTTTAGCAGTCTGATCTTTAAAAGCAACGGCATTTTCTTCTATTACGGTTTTGATTAATTGGCGAACATTATTTTTCATATGAGTTTGTGTGCTTTCTTCGAAAATGCTAAGTGTTGTTTAAATATCC